TTCGGAAGTGATTTGTTCATAAGCCAGATCGCCGATGGCTACTTGCTGCGCCCAACCGGACAGTTTGCGGATCGGTTCTACGATTCGCCTGGCCACGATGATAGAGAGCAGGAGAACAAAAGCAATCGTCCCGATAACAATGACACCGACAATGTATAATAACGTCCGGGACGATCGAAAGGCTTCCATTTCGTTGATTTCCGCGATAAGCCCCCAGTGAACGCCGTAACGTTCCAGGCTATCCAGGGTATAACTCACCCCCAGCACATTTTTTCCCCGGTAATTTTCATACAGCTCTTCCAGGGAGATCACTCCTGGGGGAATTTCTTTCACCTCTTTTCCCTTGATTCGCCCCAGACATGGGTCATAGAACTCAATTCTGATCCTGGATGGATGCTCAGTGACTCTGCACAGGCATGAGGTATGGCATTTGAGCAGCATCAGGAATTTCTGCATTATGGGATCTCGAAAGTCGAAATCCTGCACATAGAAAGCCCGGGGGAGGGAATGCTTTATGAGGGGAAGATTGTGCTCAAAAATCCAGGGCCCCCTTGCTATCTTCACACACCTCTTTAACGTGCAGTGCTCATCATCGCCCCATCCGTCAATGAATTCACAGTTTTTGCAGTTCATCATGCCGCTTCCTTTCTGAAAATCATTTCATAGAGATCCGGCGGGATCTGCCGGTGGTATTTCTTCAGGAGCTTCTTTGCCACAGCCGCCTGTTTTTCAGAGAGGGAAGCCCTGGCTGCCAGGTCATGCCCTATCTTAGCATCGAAGCCATTGAAACCTGCATCATCCTTCCTGGATGCGTGATCACACATTCGGGCCAGAACCTTCAGGGAAAGATGGATTGCTTCTCTCTCGTGCTCAGGGATCACCGGCGCCAGGGGAGCAGGTTTTTTAACTTTCGGGGTCACTTCCGGGGTGACTTCCTGGGTAATCGAAAGGCCTTCTTCCATGGCTTCCAGGTCGAAATCATCCTCTGGCTTCACGTTTTTATCCAGAGCCCTGTCAATAACATCCTGTTTATCGATAAGAGTCTTTGCCATCTTACAATCCAGGCTGTTTTCCAGAACCAGGTGAATCACGTTCACCGGATATACCTGGCCGATGCGGTGAAGGCGATCCTCTGCCTGGGACATATTTCCAGGAACCCAGTCAAGCTCCCCGAAGATCACGGTCGAAGCCGCCGTGAGAGTAATTCCCACTCCAGCCGCAGCAATTGAGCCGATAAATACTTTCACCTTCGGGTCATTTTGAAACAACTCCACCGATCTTTGCCGCCTCTCCATAGCCATTCTGCCATCCAGGGCAACAGCTATTTCACCCTTCGCGTTCAGCATCTTTAGCAGCTCATCGGTTACATCGTGATGGTGAGCAAATACAACTACCTTTTCACCTGAGCTGATGAAATCATTAATGAAGTCTTTTGCCATGGGAAGTTTCGCCATGGCTGTCTGGTGCCGCAATTTCGACAGTTCTTCAAATCCTGCCATATTGCACACCCTCATCTCATTCACTTTGTGAGCATACAGTTCTGCATTTTCATCAGCCTGAGCCAGTTCCATCTCCAGCCGCAGGGCTTCTTTCCTGCTCTCAAACTCAAAAAAGGCATTGTTCTCTGCCTGGATCTCTTTCGCATGTCCATTAGAAGGCAACTCCATAATTTGACGGCGTTTCGGTGGTAATTCCGTGAGAACATCCATCTTCAGCCGCCGAATCATCACCGTTGATCTCAGTTTGTCCTGCAGCTCATCCAAATGGCTATCACCATTCGCGTCAAAGCCGTATCCATCGTTTCCGCCAGAACAATACCTTTTCGCATAAGAATAGAAGCTCTTCGGAAATTCATCAGGGCACAGGAGCTGTATTGATGTGAAAGCCTCTTTTGGCCTGTTCGTGATAGGTGTTCCGGTGAGAAATACTTTTCTGTCGCACAGGGGAGCCACTTGAAAAACGGCTCTCACCCTGTTGACTTTGTATATATATCTCACTCTGTTACGTGTGTGCTTTCTCTCTTCTTCCGTGAGAGGTATTGTAATCTGAGCACTGGATTTTATATAGTGGGATTCATCCAGAATAAGCAGGTCAAAAAAATCATACTGGATATCCTCAAACCATTTATCCAGAATATCATAATTCACGATCAGGATATTGGCATTTTTATTGCTGTGCTTTGCATCTGACAGGATAGAAATAGATAGTGGCCTCACCAGCCACTTTTCAAGCTCTTTCCTCCAGTTTATTTTCAGCGATGCAGGGCACACAATGAGGGCTCTTTTGATATCCTCACAAGCATTTATCAGCCCTATGGCCTGGATCGTCTTGCCCAGGCCCATTTCGTCGGCAAGCCAGGTATTTTTACGCTTCAGGGCAAACTCAATACCTGCTCTCTGATAGGGCAAATAAGAGAGGCCAGCCGGGGCCGGGGGGTTAAAATCTGATGATGCTTTCCTAGATGCCTCCAGGGAGGCCTCTCTCTGTGCCACCAGTTCTGAAATAGATTCCAGTAACTCCGGTGAAGCATACTTAATGAGCTTGCAGGCATTGGCTGCATTACTGGTGTGCCACCCTATGGATGGTTTCCAGATAAAACCTGCCTTTTTTGGGATCTCTTTTTCGCAAAACTGACACAAGAATATGAAGTTCTCTCCAGCCTGAATCAGCTTCATCTGGCTCCTCCGAAGTGGAATTTCCGGTATTCTTTTTCATCCCTGAAGGTATTGATCAGAAAATCAAAAATATCGGAATAGTTATACTGCTCAGGCTTCACGCCTTCCCAGGCCAGGATAAGCGTGATTGCATCCATAATTTCTATGTCTTTTCCTTTGTATATAATGCCCATCATTCCAGATTTCTTGGTATTGCTCAGGTGAACTACCGCTGAATCCACTAATCTGAGTGTTGAAACTGTGAATTTTCCTTTTGGTGGTTTCATTTCTTCACCATCCTTTCCTATGCCAGAAGGGAGGCCTCTCACCTCCCTGGTTTTTACTGAAGGGCAAATTCTGTCTTTTCTCGGTGCCCTCTGTGGCTCCATACAGCCAGGTCAGCCTCCCATAGAATGAGGAGAAAAGTCATGGTTATATATGGGGCAATGTAGACATGAACCACTTTCGGCATATTTATTTCCATTTTATCACTCCCTTCCTACGCCAAAAGCCCGGGCTTTCACCGGGCCTGCATTGATAGAGTGAGCTGCTGATTTATGCCGCCTCTTTGAAAAACAATGCTTTCATATTCGCTTCACTGGCCGGGGAGACTTTGCTGCCGTCAGCCCTGACTGCATTGTGAAAGGTAGTGGGGAACTGGTTGAAAAGTTTGCCCCGGGGAGAGGTTTTTAGGATCACCTGACAGGTCATGTCGAAGTGGGAGCCATCAGCGAAAGAGAAATTAAGCTCTGCAGTCAGGCACCCTGGCCTCACATACCCATTGACAATGACCGGCCTGCCTTTGATGATATCATCGGTTTTCTTTACGTGCTTCGCGATGAAACCCTCAAACATCATATCCAGGTCGAACTGAACCAGAGTTTCGATTACCTGATCTACGTTGCGCCTGATAATCACTTCTTCATTGTCATGATGCCATCCGCGTTCAGGGTATTTGCTGCTGATCATCTTCTGCATGACTTTGTTTTCCTCGTTCCTGCTGCTGGATCTCCAGGGATAGGGGCCTTCCTTTTCTAGGCCCCTGAATGTGCAGGGTCTTTCGTTCTTGATAGAAAAATTTGTTCTCCCATGCACCCAGCCCGGGCTTGCACCGGGCCTGCTTGCTGTCTATTGCTCTATATACCTCCATAGCATATTGCGTGTTACCCAGCTCTTTTTGCAAAAGATTTGCCTGCCGTTATCGTGAATGTAAAGAACTGACTTCGGGAACCATACTGAGGTGGTTGATCCGCATGAGTCAGTGGTAAATAGGAGATTGACGGCCTTCTCTGTCTCTTTGATAATATCAGAGTCACCGAGAGGGACATACCCGGTGATCTGGTTTATCAGCCCACATTTGTTGACTTCCACTTGCACCATTGCACACCTCCGCATCAGATTTTAATCTTCCCCTTTATTATATACCATCCTATATAGATTGTCAATACATTCAGCATTGACAACAAAAATATATTTTCCAGGATCTTTCATGAGGGTGTATAATATAAAGGGAGGGCTGAGAGGTGATGACAGTGGCAATATACAAGCAGGGTGACTGGTGGTATCTCAATTACAGGGATCACACTGGAAAGCAGATCAAGAGAAAAGCATCACAGAGCCATGAGAAGGCAAAGTTGATGCTGCAGAAGTTGCTGGGGGAAAGGGTTGAAAAGAAATTGCTGGGGGAGACTATCTCCTATGAAAAGGTGACTGTCAGGGCTGCAGTGGCTCAGTATCTTGAGACTGTCAGGGCCAGGGGTGAGGAAAACACCTGGGTATGTGACAGCCAGTGCATAAAGAACATCATCCCCTACATTGACGGCTACCTGCAGGATGTATCCCAGGCTGCTGTGGATAGATACATCGTGCAGCGTACCAAGGCGGTGAAGGCGAGCACCATTAACAGGGAGCTGGCAGTGCTCTCTGCAATGCTGAATCAATGTGTCAAGTGGAAACTCATCCCGGTGAATCCCCTGGGCAAGCTCAAGAGACTGAGGATCGCCCCGGGCAGGATCAGGTATCTCCTCCCTGAAGAGCGGGCCCTGCTATTCCCCGCCCTGTCCAGGCACATCCATCCCATTGCAGTGGTGGCTCTCTATACCGGCATGAGGAAGGGGGAGATCCTGGCACTCTGTTGGCAGGATATTGACTTCGGAAATGATATCATCCATGTGGAGAACTCAAAGACACATACCCGGCGGGATATCCCTATGGCTGCTGAAGTGAAGGAACTGCTGCAGGGCATCCCCAGGAACAGTGAAAGGATATTCCCCGGCATCGGGCACTTCCGGTGGGCATGGCATAATTCCTGCGCCCGGGCTGGCATCAGAAACTTCCGTTTCCATGACCTGAGGCACACCTTTGCAAGTTACTTGGTGATGCAGGGGGAGCATCTGCTGACAGTGAAAGAGTTGCTGGGGCACAAGTCCATTGAAATGACCATGAGGTATGCCCACCTCAGCCCTGACATGAAAAAGACTGCAATACAAAGGCTGTCACAGACTCTGAGGATCAGCCCTGATAGCAGAGCCATTCCAGAACCAATGGGAAGAAAGTGGGAAGCACAATTTTTCCAGTCATAAAATAACCCCTTTACAGAGCCATCCTTTTCCTTGCTTGCTGTTCACTATCTATGAAACTCTGGTCAGTTTCATAGAGCCATGCCAGGGAGCAGGAAAACCCGCAGTATAAAGCCTTCTGAAGTTTCCCCCTGCTCCATGGCATGGTCAGGAATGGACACAAAAAGCCAGGAAAAGTCATCTCGTTGGGAAGAAAATGGGAAGGTATAGTGTCACACCCGCTGTAACTCAGGCTGGCTCTGCACCAAAGGCAGGAATGATTATCACTGAGGCATACCTCCCCACATTGATAGAGCACTTCACCTTGCTCTCATACTGCTCAGGAGGCAGGCCATCTGCCGGGAGTGCTCTCCAGGTGACTCCCTGATCTGCGCTGTAGGTAAAGGATGCAGGGGCATCTGCACTGCTCACAGACTCAATGAGCACCCTTTCCCATACGGGCTCTTCCTCTGTGCCTGTGTTCTGCTCATAGTAGGTATCAACCTTGAATTGCAGCCTCCACTTCGGGGGATGCTTTCCTGAGGTGCTCTCAATCCTGGGTGCCCTCAAGACTACATCAACCTGCTCAGCATATGCAGCATCAGGTTGTTCAATGTATGCCTCACCTATCTCATACTGCCACTCTTCAGGATCATCAGGTAACGGCGGGAAACTCTGCTCTGCCGTGGTGAAGCTCCATGTGTATGCTGCCTCCATGGCTGCCGCCTCGGTGCTGAGGATGCCGGTGCCCAGAGTTACCGTGTATTCCGTGCCTGAGTCAAACCCTGTGCCGGTGAGGGTAATGGTCAGCACTGCTCCTGATGCAGATGCGGTGAAGTCCAGGGAGGGACTCAGCGTCACCTGACCCGTGAGGGTGGCCTCATCAATATCTGCATCAAACGTGGCTGATAGGCTCCCCGTGGTGTATGCCACATCCACGGCATCTGCAGCCGGGGTAGTGCTCACCACCTCCAGGGCAGGCAGGTCATTGCCCGTGGTGAAAGTATATACATGCTCCTCAGAGAGGGCAGTATCATCCAGGGCAGTGATACTGGTGGTGAGCGTAAGGGAATACTCAGTCAATGCGGCAAGCGCTTTCTCCGGCACGATGGTCAGCACTCTATCTGCACAGGAGAGGATTGTATACGCTACCTCTGAGCTGTCAGATACCTTTTTCAGGCTCACCGTACTCGAGGTGATGGTATCAAGTTTCGGCTGCTGCGTGAACGTGACTGAGGGCTGTATAGCCCTGGTCACTTCTGTGGCCTCATCTGCCGGGGTAATGCTCACCACATCGAAAAGTGAGTACCCACTCTTGAGCGCAATGAGCCTCGCCTCACCAGACACATCATCGAAGCCGTACGTGTAATAATACAGCCCTCCGCCTGCAGGCGCCCCCTGCGGCATCACGCCATCCAGGTCTGTATATGTGCTCCCCTCGGTGCCATCTGCGCCCACTGATACCACAGTCGATCCTGTCTGGTATATCAGTGCCGCAGCATCATGCCCGGGGTCATAGAGCACGCCTTGCACAGGCTCTCCCTGGTATGTGCTCCAGCACACATCGGGGTCACTGCTGCCATCGGCAATGCTCACCAGCCATCCCTGACCGGCGAATACCAGCACAGGTATTTTTTCGTCAGGCACCCCTGTCTCCCATTCGTAGATGCAGAGCCCCCCGGGTGCTGACAGCGCATAGGGCAGGGTAAGGGTGTCAAGCCAGGAGCCGCCCACACTGTATTTTCGCACGGTCCTCAAGTCATTTATTAGCAGGTAGATGTATTCATCAGCACCCGTCTTGTATACCCCGCCTAACACAAACTCACCCTCAGCGGTCCATTCTTCCGTGCCCGTGTGACTATAGGCATGGATGGCATCCACTACCAGCATGATCAGCAGTTCATCTGTCGCCACTAGATCCCGGGGCACGAACGCCGCCTGCTCCCTGCTATACGACTGCCCGGTCGCGACACCCAAATCCCACTTGATTAGATGGTTCTGGTATTGCCCCCCGTGCTTATCTACGAGTTTCACCACAATGCTCTCGCCACTCTGAGCCACATTGATGAACTTGGTGCGAGTCATTGCTGGTGCAGCAGTCCACTCCTGATCACTGATGCTGAGGGTAGCGACAAAGGCGCCATCTGAGTTCCTGCGCTGCGTCACAACATTATTCGTGGCATCCCAGAAATAACTATACGTATTGTCTGTCTTGAACCCCCCTGCGCTGTGGGTGAATGGCACATCCCACAGGGCCTCAATGCCATCATCAGGGTTCCATGTCACTGCTTTCCAGGTATCACTCAGCAGCACTCTATAGGTGGTATCACCTATCAGCTTTTCATAATCGGCCAGATAGGTGGTGACGGTCCCCGCGTTGAGCCACTCGTTCTCTACATCGCAATCTGTGGGATCTATCTCTATCACGGCAGTCTGCCATGTATCCACCACGTATTTTTTCGCCCACAGGTATTCCGTGCCCTCCCACGTGAACAGGCTCAGATACCGGTAGACATCGCCGGAAAACATGCAGGATGTAGCTCCATTGTGAATCCAAAAATCAGCATTGCCGATCCCTGGCTCAAGCCGCAGAGTATAGGGGTTCTCCGGGTCAGTGACGTTCTCGGCCCAGGTCAAGTGCTTGTATACAGTCGGCAGGGTGCCGAATGTGGGACAGGGCTGGGGGGAAAAGCTACCCCCAATTTCACTGATCAGCGCCCGGGTAGCGCAATTGATTCGGTATGTGCTTGTCTCGGTGGACTCTGTTCCGGTGCAGGTGATATAGGCATACCATACTCCTGATTCCTGGGACAGGGTAATGCCTGACCATGATGTCCGGGTAGTGATGCTGTCAGTGATGCTGCGAGAATTCTCGCCCTCCACCTCATAGTAATATACCGCCTCATACAGCCACACATCCACGTAGTTGCCTTCCCCGTCCAGGTATCCAATAGGCCCGGGAGGAGTGCCGATGTCATAAAAAGGATCTCGCACAATGATGTCATACAGGGTGGCCTCATGCCCGGCCATATCAGCAGTGGGTGGTATAGCGGTCATGTCATTGCCCATATACCCTGTGCCATACCGTGGGCCTGCAGGGTATCCCACATCACCGTAGCTCTCGAAGGTTTCTTCCCGGAGGAGTATCTCCCCCAGGAAATTGCCGCTGTAGTCCAGGAAGTAAGCATAATGCTTGATGTAATCATACGTGGGATATACCCTGAACTCCTCGTAATCCCCTGTGCCGAGCCTGTCAGCCAGGAAATTATTATGCAGGTCGTAGGATGTTTTCGTGACCAGGGCAATCACAAACCCCTCGCCCAACTCAATTGCCGCCACTCCGCCGCCGGTGAGCGATACCCAGGAATCAGCAGCATTCTCCAGCGCCACTTCCTGAGGGTAGAAATTTTTCGTCTGTATGCCAGGGATCACATGCTTCCATCTGGCTGCGCCTGTGCTGAGGTCGTAGCAGTAGATGCTATACATATCATGCCAGATTGCAATATCCTTGGCTATCTGCCGGGTATACTTGGCAGGTGTGAGGTATTCCACCTGTGCGCCACCGCCCCAATTGGCAATGGTATCCCCTGGCAGCTCCTGGGCAGTGTCACAGGCAGACCAGTGCCGTGTATTGCCGGTATCCACCCATCCAGGGGTAGTTTTCTGGGTGCTCTCGGTGAGGGCATCATCGATGCTCCCCACATGCTGCGTCACTGCCTGCAGGAACACCTTGCCGCCCTGCACCACGGCCATAGTATTGCAGTACATATCGTACAGCACGGGATACCCCTCGGGTGCCGCAAAGGGCTCGAATGACGCTGAGTCAATGCGGCTGCCCTGCATGTCGTAGCGCACACACCAGAATGGCGAATGCTTGATCTCGTCATCTGTCCGGGCCTCCAACAGGCCAAACACACACAGGTAATCATTGTCAATCGCCATATTGACAGCATACTGGGTGCAATCATGATCAGCGTACGTAGAAAACTCCTCTGTATCATCCCACAACACCTCCCCTGTGATGCTGTGGATGCAGGTGACTGTATACTGGCAGTTATCGTGCAGCACCAGGGCGAAGATACGCTCCTGGGTCATTATTTTCGAGACTATCTCCTCATTCTCTATCGTCTCGTAGGTGCCTGATTCAACCCCGTGCACTACAAGATCATTGCCCGCCGCCAGGGCTCCTGAGGCAGCCAGTTCCACGGAAAACTTTTTCGTGCCATCGAGAGCCAGAGGAAACGGCGCAGTGCTGCTGTGCCGATTGTCATAGTATGCCTGAGGAAAGACCTTTTGCCCGCCGGTAGCAATCTCCCACTTGTCGCCTGCAGTGTGCCCGGTGGCGGCTCCGAAAGTGATGGTCACCCCATCACTCATGGTATAGGCAGAGGTGGTCATTGTGAGGGCTGCGCTCCATGTGCCGTCAGTGTCCTTTTTCCACCTGAACGTATCGGGCGATCCCGCTGATACAATCTCAACGTAAAAGATTGCTGCCGTGCTGCCGGTGTATGCTCCCCCTGCGCTCAGGTCATTGAGGCCCGAGCCGGTGAAGGTTGGTGATGAAAGTGCCATGGTAGTCTCCTTTGTGCTGAATATGCCCTGTAACAAAAGAAAACCCCGGCTCTGGTATAAAACCATTACCGGGGTGAGTTGGATGCCCTTATAGAGCCTCCTGTGAAGGCTGCTTTTTATGCTTATTTAATAAACTTAACTCTGAAGTATGACCTTCCGCATTTTTCATCCCACATGATGTGAATTACAGCAGTGAGCTTGAAAGAGAAAATCCATTTGAAAATGCCCGTTACAGTCAGTACCCATTCAGAGGCATCTCTTCCGCACTTCTCGCATTGAATAGGAACCTCATCCAGTTTTATCAAGCCTGCATTGCATGCTGCTATAATTGCATTCACAATGGCAGTAGCAAACTTTGAAGCATCCTGCAAGCCTTTTGACTTGAAAAGCTCTGTTATCTTGATGATCATATCATTCATGTTATCACTCCTTTTTCATTGGTGCAAACATTGCTGCCAGGATGAGCACCCCGAAGATGACATTCCCCGCAGCATCAGCAGGGGAGTTGCTTTTGAAGCAGTTGAGCACCACCATGCAGCAGCACCCGAACCCTACAATGAGCCACCGCATGACCCCTGCCCTTATGAGAGCCCTGATGATATCGTTAAGCGTTGGCATTGCTGCCTCCCATTTTGAGATACCATGCTATCTTTTTATGAAGGGATGAGCCCTCCTTCCAGAGATCCCACCTCTCACATGCTCCTGAGTTCGGCCCGTATCCATCTTCATCTGCAGCCTCAGCATGGGTGAGCACTGCTGTCTCAGGGATGCTGTATTTCCTGCAGATCTTTGCTGCCAGGGCAGCCATTGCCTCAAGTTGCTTCCTGGTCACAGGATACTCACCATAATCCTCTGAGGTGGCATTATACATTGCTGCTGCTGCAATGCCTATGCTACCTGTGTTCCTGTGCCAACAGTGGGGGAGCACCGTGCCTGGGGGTGAGTGCTTGTTTTGCCACACCTGCCCCAACTCATCAATGGAAAAGTGATAGTCATCAAAGTGCTGCCCATACCTGCCTGCAGTCCAGTGCAGGATGATGCCCCGTACATCAGCCTTTTCAGGCAGCCTCAGGGGATTGTCCTTCGTCACCTTTCGGAATGTCATTGTCAGCCCTCCTTTTTGAGGCATCGGCAATAGAGTCAATCAGGCTCACCAGAGATCCTGTGCTCCGTGAGTGCTGCTCTGCTGCCTGTCTCAGCCTATCAAGATTTTCCGCTGTCATCTTGCCCTCCATTATTACTCTCTCCCTTCGTTAAAAAATGAGAGAATATCTCTCTCAGCTTTTCCTTTGTTACTGCCCCATCCTGAGCCAGTTGCTGCAGGGTTGCTCCTATGGCATCAATGTCCCTGGAGATATCACATACCTTTCCCTGCCCTGCATCGCATGATTTTGCATGCAACTCAATGGCACTCTTGAGATTGTTGAGGCAGCCCTTTTCACTATCCCGGAATGACTGCAGGTTTGCTGCTATTACCTGAGCTTGCTGCAGTGCTATAGCAGCATCAGCACAATGCTTTGTGATAGCGTTGCTGAGGGTGGTGAGTTGATTGCTGAGCCCATCCAGACTCCTGTTTACCCTGCCGGTGATCCACTTGATGAGATACACCAGGATAATGGCAAGCACTACAGTCATCAGGATGGGGAAACCGAACTCACGGAGAAAGGGGGTAATACCATCAAGCTCTGCTTTGCTGGGCATATCACTTCGCCTCCCTTCTCCATCTCTCCATCCACCCCACCCCCACCACCTGCGTGACTACGCTTGACCGCCCCCGGGCTCTGTCTCTCCAGCCACACGCCGAACAGCACATAGCAGGTATAGTCCTCCAACAGCGGCCCCGTCAGGCTTGCCGGGTCGTATTGCACCGAGCACCCCTGCGGGTAGCCCATGGCCCCCTGCGTGTGGCAGGCGATCACCTCACTGAGCCATGGGGCCTGCTGATCGTGGTGCACCCATTGATCCACGGCGTGGCTGATCTCGTGCACAAGTGCCGCCCTCCAGTTGTGCTCATGTGTCGATATGGCGATAGCCCCGCCGTAGTAGTAGGAGCAGGGCACATCAGCAAAGTCAATCGTAAGGTAGTCAGGCCCCCGGGTCAGCAGGCTCTGTATCTGAGGATACACGGTGAGCCATGAGGCAGTTCCGCCTGCGAGATCAACGAGTAAATACCCTCCATTTTTACTGAGTGTGGTAGCACTTGCCGCAGAGGATTGCACCGTCTTTCGCCCCTGCGCTCCGCTACCCACACGGATGCCCTCGCCGGTGAAGGTGGTAGTCGCAGATGCCGGGAGGGTGAGTGTTTGTGCGCTTGAGGAGTTCAGGGTTATGGAGGAGAAAGTCCCTGCGCCTGTAATGCTTGGGCCTGTCCCAGTGAAAACCACAGGAGAGCCTATGGAAACCCCACCTGTTGCCAATATGGAGGAATTACCGCTCAGGGTGAGCGTTCCCGTATTGCTCCACACCTTGCTTGCCGCTACCGTCACGTTGCCACTGCAGTTCATGGCCGCCGTCCCTGCATACGTGCCATCCGTTATCGTAAACGATGAGCAGGTCTGCGTGTCGGTGCTGTTGGTGAGCGATTTCCCATTCTTGTTAACGGTCACGGCACCGAATGTATTGGCTCCGCTAAGACTGCAACTATAGCCGGTGCCATTAAAATTGACCGTGTTAAACGTGTGACCTGTACCTTCAAAAGAGTCACCGGTACAGTTAATAGTGCTTCCTGTGGAAGTCAGTGTTGAGGTTGAATATATGCTGATATTGTTGGCCGATACGGTTCTACTAGATATATTAAAAGTTGCCGATGGGCCGGTTGACAAATTACACGATATAGTCAGGTCATCAGCTAATGTCCAGTTTCCCGAGTAAAAATTCATTCTGCCTGTGCCGTTTATGGTCATGCCGTTGGAGGTAAAGTTCTTTGTGCCAACAGCCATGGTAAAATCCTGGTTGTTTGTTATGGTTGCCCCTGCCGCCCCGGTAAAGGTTCCCTGCACTTTGAACTCTCTCGGACTGCTTACCGTTATTGTTCCTGTATATCCCGTTAGTGTTAATGCGCCACATGCAGCATTGGCATTGGATATAGCGCAGTTGCCGCTAGAGGCATTGAAGTATACGGTATCATCATCGTCAGGGACTCCAAATCCAGCATTAACAACACCATCGTTGTCACTGGACCAGCAATCACCTGACCATAGGTTTGTGCCACCGTCGCCAACATAATAATGAGGTGTATCAGCGGCATACACACTACCGCAGAGCAGCAGGAGGAGGAGCAGGGTGGAGAGAGTGAGTTTGAGTGTGTGCATGTTGGGCCTCCTCAGAACGAGAATGTCAGGACGAGCCGCAGGCCCAGAGGTGCGGTGCTTGCCGGTAGTGTGGATACGTCAATCCGCAGTATATCACCGGTATTTACCACCTGCGTCCCGTCAGTCTTTATTGTGACGCTGCTGCTGAGTGTCCCGCCCTTGGTGATTGTAATTAGGCCGGTGAGCATGGAGGCGAATGCCCCGCCACTGTGGCTTTTCTGTATGTCGATTGTGCTGTCACTATCGCCGCCTGCAGAACTGCCTGCCGTGTCGTGGATTGCTACAGCGGCAACGAGGGACATGCCGTCCCAACAGGCGGGAATGACAATCCTCGCCTGTCCGGTGCCGGTGACACAGGAGGAGGCAATGTAGGTTACTTCAACGCCTCTGGTCATGGCGGGAGGGTAACTGTTTGTCAGAGGCTCATCCCCGAAGGTATGCGTGGCATTTGCCCCGGTGGTGTAACTGATACAATCATCCAGGGTGCCGTAGCCGTAATCCTGGGCCTGTGCTGGGCACATGAGCAGAATGGCAAATATAATGAGCCAGGAAAATACAAACTTTTTCATGGTAAATCCTCCTTATGATGTTTCAAACAGCCCGAGGTTTTCCAGGGCTGCAAACAGCAGATTGAGCTGAGTTTTCACACTGTTGACCGTGTTGCTGGCATCAGCAATGTGTGCTGCCTTTGTGGGCCTCACCATCAGGATATGCCAGTTTGCCCCCACTGCTGCATGAGTGCCTGCTGCTGAGCTGTCGGTGAAGCAGTGCAGGAGATCTCCTGCATAGACAGGCAAGCCTGATGCCCCGCCGATTTTCCCTGCCACGCTCACCCGGTAGATGTGCCCCTGGTTTGCTGCAGGATAGTTCGGGTTCCCTGAGCAGTCAATGGCACCTTTGTCCTGCATGACATTGGCAGCATCAGCCACATCATCCACGTATTTCTTTGTAGCTGCTTGATAGTCAGTGGTGGGGGTGGGGAGAATGGGGGAGGTTTCAAATGTCCATATGTTCTTGATAGTCTCAGCTCTGGTGCGGTTTACAATCATCGGTTTTCCCGCCTTTCATTACGTAAAAATGCCTGCTGCTTGCAGGGCAGAGATTACTGCGTTGATATCTGTGCCGGGCGCCTGGGGGGTGAAGCACATCAGCACCCAGGTCCCTGGGGCTCCTGTCACAGTGCACCCGTAAAACTTGCCATCTGCTGAGCAGAGGCATATCTCTCCTGCTGTCCCTGCTGCTGAGGTATTGGTGATAGTTCTGCAGGGTCCGGGTGCATGCAGATAGGGGGTGGTCAGCAGATGATGCTGCACTGAGGAGGGCAGGTCATCTGTGTGATCCAGTTGCGTCACATAGGTGATATCCCGCTCAATGTCAGAGAACTCACTGCCTGCTTCCAGGGAGCATTCATCCACATACAAGGATCCCTGGGAGGTGCCATAGTTCTGGATTTTGAACTGAATGGATGATGCAGTTTTCCCCTCGGCAAGAGTCACAGTGAATTCCATCACTGTCCAGGTCAGGTCAATGGTTTTCTCCTGTCCCGGTATCCATGTAGAGATCATGCTGATTCCCCCTGATACACCTCACAGGGGCAGGTGTGGATGCTGCGGGTGCCATCAGTGTATATCACAGTACACTCTATCTTTTGCCAACTCTCTCTCCCGGCTGCCCTGTCAGGCAGATACTCAGGGAGATACTTGGCACTCACTCTGATATCCCCGGTGAAACTCTCCTCAGAGGGAGGGGTGACATTCTGGTACATAATCCCGCCTTCGGGAACTTCGAAACAGTAACTGCCATCAGTTCCCCCGGCAACTTGCTGAGGTGAGCCTGACCAGTGATCAGTGCCATCCTCTGCCCCAGGGTTGTCCAGTAGATTGCTGCCGTAATAGTCACTCATAGGATGCTCCTGAGGGGTGTGATAAGGGAGGGTCAGGGGCACCCTCCCTGCAAGTCATTATGCCTGTTTCAGCACTGCCTTGATGGCATGTGTGAATGCTGCTGCGCCGCCACCTGCATCAGCAACGACTGAGCGGTATCTGATGGCATTACCCAGGAAGGATCTCGGTGCTGCATGGGCAGCAAGGTCCGTGGTCACATCTACATCAGTCAGGTTTGCTGCAAGGTGGACAGAGGCGACAAACTTCTTTGCCCCGCCATTGCCGAGCACCTGTGTGAAGTGGATGATATTGACCCATGTACTGCCTGCATCTGCGGAGGCATCCACATATACATCAAGGGTATCATCAACCTCAGTGGCTGCTGCCTGCACATCAAGCATTACATCCAGATGTGTGAAAGGATCAACCCCAGTCACTGCATCACCATTGACGGTGCCTGCAGTCTGCTCTGCAGCAGTCCTGAGGTTCACCGCAAGGCCCTGCTTGAGCACTCTGAGCTGTCCATACAGGTCAGCAGAAAGGTTGGCAAGGTCATTCTCAGCCACTGCTGCAGGAAGGGCAGCATTCGCTTTTGCTCCCATCTTGAGGGGGTTGCCCGCATCTGCGGCATCATGAGCCACCTGACCCTGGACAAACAGGATGCCCGAGGAGTCACCTTTGAATGCTCTGGCATTGGTGCCGTCAGACAGACCTGCCATTGTGACCCCGGCGGGAATTGCAGAGGCTGCGATGCCATAGGTGAGATCACACCATACTGAGGCCCTGCCGTAACGGTCGAACCATGCGTTTACCCTGTCGCCATCAGCACTTGCTGCTGCAGGGGCTGCTGCTTTACCATACCCACCGATCTTTACAGGCTCACCTGCATCTACAGCATCATGAGCCGCATTGCCGATGGTGCGGAGTGAGCCCTGGAGGTCAGTGCTGAGAGCAATGATGTCACCCTCATCATCTGCGGTAGGAGCAGCAGCATTGCCCTTTGCACCGAGGAGCAGGGCACTTGCCGGGATTGCAGCATCAAGCACTGCAGTCACATCAGGGGAGATTGTTCTGAGCTGTCCCGAGAGGTCACAGGAGAGAGCCATGATATCCCCTTCATCATCTGCTGCCGGTTTTGCGGCGTTTCCTTTGCCTGCCACCATGAGGGCTGAGGAGGGGGCTGCCGCATCAAGTGCCGCTGAATAGTCAGGGGCAATGACCCTGAGCTGTCCTGCAAGGTCTGTGCTGAGGTTTGCCCTGTCGCCCTCTGTGACGTTGGATGCTTTCGCTGCAGTTGCCTTTGCGCCCACTTTGACGGGGTTGCCAGTATCAGCAACGTCATGAGCCACATTGCCCACAACCTTCTGATTCCCGGCGAGGTCAGCCATGAAGTTAACCCTGTCAAGCTCATCCACTGCCACCGGTTCTGATGCTGATGCCACGCCGCCGACCTTTGCCGGGTTGCCAGCATCGGCTGCACCGGAAGCAATGTCACCGGAGGTATACATGCCATTTGCCGCTGATACCTTAATCTGTGTGTATCCTGAGCCTGCTACATTGAGGCCCTGTGCATAGATTCTGCCACTGTCATCTGTTCCCTGAGATGCCATTTTGATATCACTCCTTTTATTTTGTTGAAAAATCAAAAGGCACCCTGTTCAGAGTGCCTCTCATTCCCTGTGTTCTGAGGGTTCTATGCCCTCATCTCAACCATGTGCACCGGGGTTATAAACCCGTCATATGTCGTTTTCTCCTCTGTGATCTCCTCAAGTGCTGGCTGACCTGGATGGACGAACACCCAGGAACTCTGGATAATTGCAGGCCTTGTGCTTGTTTCTGCACTGAGGATGCCGTTCCAGGTGATCACCTGCTTTGTGATCTGCACTTCCTTTGCAATGTCATTTGTGTCATCATCAATCTCAATGAGATCTCCTGCTTCCCGGGCCGGATTCCCCCTTTCATTAATGATATACTGTCCATATGGCTCAGAGGAGAACTGCAGCAGAACATCTCCATAGGTCTGTGCAGTATCCTTATCCTGTATGAGCCAGTTGCTGACCTTTAATATTTTCCTGGCAGTCTCCTTTGTTTCATCCAGGTTTGTTACATCCAGACTGGTGTTGAATACCTTCAATTTCTGCCCGTAAACCTTCACGGTTGCAGATTCTGTTGCTCCGGTGTTGGAAAACTCTATGATGCTCCTGACTGCCCCGGGGTAAAAGGCACTTACTTCAGCATTGGTACTGTTGAGTTCCACTCTGGTGATGAGGCCCACAGGATCAGGTGCTTCCAGCTCGAGAGGGGTGCCCCCGCCTGTGGGTATGTTCAGGGTGGTTTCAAAAAGAATTTCTTCTGCATCAAGACCCTGGGGTATTTTATACCGCACCCGTACCTTGTCATAGAGCTGGTTATATTCTTTCTTTTTCTGGACGCTGAAAATGTAAGTGCTGTCTGTCAATTCTTCCACAGGATCAGAGTTCAGGAAGTTGCTCTGCACCCGTATCAATCCCCATCTATCACAGAGCACATATGCACACCCTGCCTCTGCCAGCACCTGGAGCACTTCCCCCACTGTTTCATCTGAGAAGTTGCTATCAACCTGCCCTGCAAAAAACCCTGCAGGAACTGGCTGATCCAGGTCAGGGTCAATCCAGTATTCACCCCTGTTCATACCCAGTTCCTGGAGGAGGAGGTCAAACAGCTCATATACAGTGGCATCAGCCTGGATGCTGAGCACAGGCACCTGCTCATCTTTGAGCACTGATAAGCGGTCATACCCCATGAAGGATGAGACAATCTCATTGGTGGTCTGCTCACTCACCACGTTCCACCATACCCCGCAGGGCATCCATTCGTACTGCTCAGGGCTCTCCACTGTCCTGACCCCCAGGAATGCCCTGAAGCGGAAATTCTTGCCGAGCAGCCCATAAAAGAAACTGCTTGTATTATCCTGGTCAGTGAGCTTTGCCTCATTTGATATGGCGAACTCAATCACATTGCTGCTCACCAGGGCCAGAGGGCTGCTGCTGGCAGGGATGCCCAGCTCCTCAGTGAACTTCATCACATCAGCATCATACAGCTCAAATACCACGGTGGTGACTGCCCCTGCCTGGAGCACCTTCACCGGGCTTGATGCTGCGCTGATAGCAGTGATAGTCACCCGGCAATATTGAAAGGTTATCTCAGCAGGTGCCCTGTAAGAGTAAAGGCACTCAGCATTGGCAGTCTCTGTGCAGACTGTTTGCCATGTGCTGCCATCAGGGCTCACTGAGATGCTGAATGCCGTGGGATAATTGGTGCTGGGCGCCACCAGGAAAAAGTTTTTGCAGTTGATGCTGGCAGTGTAGGTGATATCTAATACCTGGGGGGCGCTGAGCACCCCTGAGCCATTGCTCAGAGCACTACTCCACCATCCATAATGCACCGGCCAGAGTTGAGAGGGCAGGTATACTGTCGAGGTGTATGCTGTCTCTCTGATCCTGCCGTTCACTGCCTGGGATGCCTCATACCCTGCCTGCTCACTGGTTGCTGTCGCTGTGGCGAAGGGGTATCCCTCCAGTGCAGAATTAAGCTCAGCCATCACCAGGGGGAGGGTTTTCCTTGTGTCACCCTTCACTGCCGTCTGATATGCCGAGGATGTTCTGATCATTGTTCCTCCAGGGTCAGGGTGATATCCCGATACATCCAGTCATCCCCGGCAGCCTCAATATACTGGAGATCCCCTGATATATCCATCAGTTTCACGGTGGCAGTGTTGTTGCTCACACCCCCATGGGGATAGGTCAGGGTAAAATAATCTGATGCCAGGAAAAGGGTGTTGGCGTTTTTGAGATAGAGCCAGTTCAGGAAGGGATAGGTCATGACAAACTTCTTTTTGATGCATACAATGTCAGTGACCATCCTGCCTGAGGCCAGTCTTTTGTTTTCCCCTATCTCAAAGGGCACCACATCGAACTTCTGCGGCTCAGGAAACAAGTATGAATCAAAGTAAAAGTAATTACCCACTATGCCACCCCCCGGGCCAGTCTCTCCCCAGTGTATTTGCTGAGGGTGCCCTCCAATTCCCTGAGCCCTGATGAGCCACCATAAATATTGCCCTGGATGATGATACTCTTTGATGTTTTGCTGCTGCCCCCACTGGAGGAGTTACCCACGGAACTGCCTGAGCCTGCCTGTGCTCCTGCAAGCTGAGACTGCTTGCCCTTTATCCTGTCAATGAGGCTCTGCAGTTGATTCAGTTTTGTAATGAGCCCCCCGAAGGTGCTGCTAGTCCAGTTTGTGACTGCTGTTTTGATGGTATTCAGTGCAGCGATAATAGCTTGTTTCAGCCCATCGAAAACTGCCTTCACCCTATTGATAATCTCTGTCATCCCATTGAAGGTGTTCTCAATGAGCTTGATCATGAGCACTATTTCATTGACAATGCCTGAGCATATGGGGATGACCACCTTTGTGAGGATAGGGCTGAAGATGTTATTCCAGGCATATTCCCAGTAATTGAACCATCCTTTGAATGCCTCTGTCCACAGGGGGATCTGTGCAATCAAATACTGCTGCATGAACCCCACAAACTGCAGCACATAGGGCTCAATTTCCTTCCAGAGTTCTGTGAGGGATCTCCACAGTTCCTGAAGGGGCGGCCCGATATCCTGCACAAACTTTGCAATATCTGCCTGGAGTCTCACCCATATCTCCTGCAATGCAGGCACTGTGGTATTCATCAGCTCAGCAATGATGGGGGTGAAGAACTTCACCAGTCCCTGCCATGCCTGCTGAATGAGAGGGATCACCACATCGGCGGCGGCCTTCAGCCCGTTCATCAGGTTGTCCCACCATACCTTTGCCTGAGCCAGCATTCCCTGCAGACCCCCTGACTGAAACCATGTCACAAGGCCTGTGAGCCACTGCTGTATGGAGGTAACCACAGGCTGGAGGAAGTCTCTCATCCCGCCCCAGTTTTTCGTCCAGCCCTCATAAAGCAGAGCCAGTGCACCGAGCACTATTGCCACGATGGGATTCTTGATGAATATCGCCAGGAATGCCTGCAGGGCTGCGGTGGCAGGGCCTGATGCCGCTGAGAGTGCAGCAAATCCTGCTGCTGCTGCCAGGAGTGCAGGGCCGAACTCTTTTACAAGGGGAGTGACCTGAGGGAGGATTTCCTTTAAGCTCTTGAAGAACTGGTGCACCCTTTCACTGCCCACAAACCCCTGCACTGCTGTTGCCACCTGCTTGAATGCATCAGCAAAGGGCTGTATCACCAGGGTGATGGCAGCAATGGCCTCAGTTATTTTCTGCTTGATGCCATTGAACTCTGTTGCCAGTTTACCCTTCACCTCTGTGACCTTCGCCACAATGCCATCCCATACAGTTCCGAAGAGGTTTTTCAGTTCATCCAGGGCACCTTTCATATTGTCCTGCTTGATGAAGGCTGCAATCTTCACCCATTCTGCCTGGAACAGTTTGACAAAGTTGACCACCGTATCTTTGATGCCCAGGAAGTTCCTGTCAAATGCCAGCTTGATGCCTGCTACCATCAGAGCAATGGCAATGCCCAGGGGTGAGAACACGGCTGCAATGATTGCACCCAATGCTCCCAGGATAGTGCCTGCCATGCTGATCATCCCGGTGAGTGCCAGAATTGCTGCACCTGCTGCTGCTGCTATCACAGAGCCCATTGATCCCCACTTTGCCAGAAATGCAGTGAGTTTCGGGTGTGCCTTCAGATAGTCTGCCACCTTTTTTGTGAGGTCACTGATGAGCTTTACCTTTTCTTTCAACACCGGCAGGAGGGTATCTCCAATGATACGCACTACCTGCATGATGTGCTCTTTCATCACTTTATACTGCTCAGAAAGTGTATCCATCTTTTTCTTGAGAGCATCGTTGATCATATTGGTTTTTTGCATTGCCTCTGACTGGCTCTTGATGTTCTCAGTGTTCATATTGAGCACTGCACCAAAGGCTTGCATGGCATCCAGCCCTGCAATATCAGCCATGGCCTTATTGCGCTCTTCCTCTGATACCCCCTTCAGTTTATCCTGCAGATCCTTCAGTATATCTACCATGGGCCTCATATTGCCTGCACTGGCAGCAGTATCGACACCCATCTTTTTGAATACTGCAATATGTGCCGGGGTGATGCCCTTTTTGAGGATTGCCTCAAGCTCAATGAGCACATCCTTCATTGGTTTTGCCTTGCCTGAAGCATCCTTCATGGATACACCGAGCTGGGAAAAATAGCCTGGGAGATCAGTGCTCTTGATGCCCTTCAATGCTTTCTTGAGATCAGCAATAATGCTTGAAGCATCTGCCATCTTGCTGCCTGCAGCATACACCTGCACTCCCAATTGAGCCAGGGCTGCTGCAGCTTCTTTCGGTGGTGCTGCAAGTTTCATCAGCACCTGCTTCAGGGCAGTGCCTGCCTCTGAGCCCTTCAGACCGTTATCGGCGAATGCCACCAGAATGGCTGCAGTATCCTCCATGGATATACCCAGGGTGGCAGCAGCCTTGCCTCCCATATTCATTGCCTCAGCCAACTGCTCAACAGTGGTATTGCCGAGCTGGGAACCCTTAAAAAGGATATCAGCAGTGTGAGCTGACTCCTCCATGGTCTTTCCCCAAATCTTCGTCACATCAGCAATGTATGTGACAGAGGATGAAAGGTCAGTGCCCACCACCTTTGACATTCCCATGGCAGCATCAGACAGGGTTTTAAAACCTTTGCTGCCTGCCTGGACACCTGTGCTCAATACATAGTAATATGACTTCAGCACTTCCTGCCCGGTCACACCGAACTTTGTTGCCATGGTGTTTGCCATGTCTTTGACTTTGACTTCCATCTCATCAAACTTTGTGCCGGTCAGCCCTGTCATGGTCATGGTGTTTTTGAGTTCTGCCTCAAAATCAGCAGCAGACTTTGCTGCCATGCCGAATGCCCCCATGCCTGCTGCTCCTGCCTGTGCCAGGAGTTTCCCTATGTCCTCAGCACCCTTCACGGCATTCTGCAGGCTCTGCCCCATCTGTTTGCTGGCAGTGCTCACCGTGTGCGCCATGGTGGTGGCTGCTGAGCCGATACCCTTCAATGCAGAGGATGCCTGATCAGTTGCTCTGATGATGATTTCTGCTATCGTTGCCACTGCATCAAGTCTCCTTCCTCTGCTTTGCTCTCATCTTTGCCTCCAGGTCAGCCTGGAGTGCATGAGCCCTGGCTCTTTTCGGGTCAGTGCTCTGCAGGTGTGCCTGCTCTGCCTGCTCATTCTCCCAGGTCAGGGCAGCCAGTATCCATGCCTTCTGGAGATAGGTCATATCCTGCTGATTGCTGATCACCCGGCAGCCCTCCTTGTGGAGAGACCACATCTCAATGCCCACAGGCGATTTAACGAAAGTTGTTTACCCGCTTATCCTCCTCAGTGCCTGAGAGTGCTCTGACTTCTTCGGCAATCCTGCCGGTGAGCCCCCCGGTAAACTGCTTCACCTCATCCAGGGTAAACAAGCTCTGCCCCTGGTTGTCAACAATGCACCATGCACAGATTTTTGCATTAGCTGCAGCATTGTTGCGGAATATCCCGGCAATGGCATCTGAGCCCATCTTCTGCATGAGGCCTTGTATCAGTTGCTTCCCTGAGTCAGCAGTGACATTGAGCTGCTCCATATCAAACTGCAGATCCATACCTGCCAGCACCATGCCCTGGATCTCTGTCGCCTCTGCATCATACAGCGGTCTGATGGTCACTTCAATGACCCCGCCTTCAGCATCAGGCACTTCCACAACCTTCCGCATCTTTGAGCCCTTCAGCAGCCTCTCCTTGATGCTGTAAGGTGTGCTCATCATCTTGTTTTCGTATCCCTGCTCATTCATCCCTTTGCCCTCCCTTTATTCCTTTACCTCTACTGATACCACAAACTCCCGCCTGATAATCTTTGTGTAATGCTTGCCATCGGGCAGGTAATAAAAATCATTGTCAGTGTATCCCTCGAAGGTGCCTGAGTCATTCCTAAGAATCCCACCAGTCACATACTCAATCCAGACCTTCCTGCCTGTAAAATCATCAATGCCATCAAGCTGAATATGCTTGCTGACTGGCACTGCTTCAGCCTGGGTGCTCTCACCTGTGCATGCAGGGAGTTGACATGATGCCAGTATTGAGAACATTGCGAATGCCAGAACTATCAGGGCAATCAGTGACTTCCATTCATAACTCTGCATGCTTACCTCCAGGGGTGATATACAAAAGGCCGGCCATGGGCACCGGCCTGTCATGGGGTTCTGTCTACACCGTCATTTCTGTCCAGTTTGCCCCGGTATCAGCAGTTTTCAAGATGCTCTCAAAGGTGCCACATACCCACCATTCAGAAGCTGATACAGCAATCACCCCATAATACTCCACATTCGTCTGACCTGTGGTTTTTGCTGACCATGCAACTCCTGCATTCGTGGTGTTGTAGACGGTGCAATTGCCACCCACTGCCACTGCTCCTGTAGCTGAGAGCACTGAGATGCCTCTCACATCCTCTGTGTTCCCTGAGATGCTCACATCAGCCCAGGTGGTTCCATCTGCTGAGCTGAGCACACATCCATCCTCACCACCTACCAGATGGAGATCAGGAGTGCCATCATACATGCTGACACAATAGAGGCTGCAGGTTTTGCCTGTGGTTTTACTTGCCCATGTATCACCATCGGCAGAGCCCAGGATCTTGCCTGAGGCACCTACTGCCAGATACAGGCCGGTAATGCCCGAGATGGCATAGAGGTCTGTCGTGATGCCTGAGGTTTTTGCTGCCCAGGTGGCACCTGAGTCTGTGCTCTTGTAGATTGCCCCGCCTGCACCGCAAATGTAAACGGTGGCTGCCGCTTCGGCAAACACCCCGTAAAAGTCTGTCGTGACCCCGGCAGGAGATACATCACTCCATGCAATGCCGTCAGTGGTGTGCAGCACCTTGCCATCATTGCCCACTGCATACCCGTTATTGGCATCATACATGCTGATGGCATTCAGCTTATTGGCATACCCGGTAAGGCCAGAGGTCTGAGCACTGAATGCCGTTGCTCCTGCATCAGCACTATAGTATATCTGTCCTTTAGTGCCGACCGCCCACACCTCATTTGACTTTTTCGCCATGCCCCTGAAGAAGGCATCATTGCTGTATGTGAAGTAATCAGTCACAAAAGTGACTTCGATGTCCTTCAGCGTGACGGTATCATACAGGGCTCTGATCTTGGCTGACTGCGTCATGCGCTCCCTGCCGCTCACAGGCTGCCCGATACCCTGGAATATGCACCGGGGAAGGGTGAAGGTCAGGGCATAGTATACGCCGCTGCCGGTGATGACTTCTGTGTCAGAGGTCAGGGTAATGACCACTGCCTTTTCCCCGATAGAGGTCGGCCCTGTGGGAGAGGTGCCTCCCCAGAAGTTTTCAAGCTGGGTGATTGCCTCAAAGGGCATATCCAGGGAAAGCTCTATCTCCCTGTTACCTTCGTAAAGGTTCTGAGCAAACCTGCTGCCCAGTCTCACCCCATCCTCTCCTGAGATGTTATTGTTGATATCCAGGGTGAGCCCTTCCACTGCTACAGGTGAGCCTCCCACAGTGACTGATGCATGAATGAATGAGAAGTATGCTGTCCTGGTGACGGTCACTGCTGACTCATCCAGGATGGTGTCTTTGCTGTCCTTCTCAGCCACGACATTCATGGTGAGCTTTGCAAATTCACCCTTTGGGATCTCGAGGCTGGCAGAGCTGATCTTGCATCCCTCAAAAGTATGCTGCAGCAACTCCTTGCCGATCCTGGCAGTGAATGACTTCACTGTGTTCCCACCCCGGAATGTATGGGTGTATATTTCCGTCCCGGCAGCCTGCTCATTGTTGTAATAGGTGCCGAGCAGCCACTTGGTAAACCATCCCATCAGGATGCCATCCACGGGCACTGCTATATCACCCTCAGGAATATACTGCCCGGGGGCAACAGTCTGAGCCACCCTCTGAGAGATGCCCTCATAGACAAGTGCCTGCTCCTCAGGAGTATCCAGCCCTGCCTCTCCTACATCGGAATATACGAAGTCAGTTGCAGTGGTGACTTTCGTGCCATAAGTTGCTTCTTCGGAAAACCCACAGTATCTTGTGCCTGCCATAATATACCTCCTTAAAATCTTTTACGAATATTAACGCTCTGATATATCCAGTGTACCCATGCCTGATCAGGGATGGGTTCATTTTCCATTTGAATGTCAGTGACAAAAATGTCATTGCAGGCATTCCCCAGGGTGCGGGTTCTGCCCCCGTACAGGGATGCATACAGGGCATCCTTCACATCATATGCCAGTTTCAGGGCAGCGTAACTGCCCCCCAGGATAGAGGTGTGATCCTTGTGGATGGTCACTATCCTGGCATTGATATTGTGCTCCTCCTGGGCTGAGGTGATAGTCTCTATCTTGTCAGCCACCAGGATGATATTACACTGCGGGAACACCAGATCCTGAAGGCTCTTTGCCCCCAGGATGACCCGGCGCACATCCAGAGAAGTGGGGTCATTAGCCACAGAGAGCCCGGGGAAGCAGAATGAGTATACCTGATCTGTCAGCTCAGGCACTGCCTTCAGGGCAGCCTGCAGGTTGTCAATGATGGTCTTTATGGTGTCCCAGGAACTCACTTGCTGCCCCCTTCGTGCCGACAGTAACACTCCCAGCACATCCACTCCTTACCTACTAACACAAAGGCAAATGCCTCAGGAGAGGCTTTGCCGCACTGCTTGCATGTCATATTGCACCCCCTTAATCATTTGAAGAGAGGGAGTTTTGCAGCTACGTTTTTAATATACTTTTCAGCGTTGCTCTCAATCGTTCCAGCCACCCGCTCAAAGAGGGGTTTGTCACTGCCCTTCCCGGTGATATTCTTGGCACCGGGATGCACGACTGACTTTGTTCTCACTACTGTTTTCGGGCCGATGGGGAACACCAGGAAAGGTGCCCTCTTTGCCCTGATGGTGAAGGGATTGCCCTTTGAGCGGTCATCAATACAGAGGATGGCACCTGCATACTTTACATTCGTGCCAAAGTGTAGCTCATGTTTCCCGGGGTCATGCCTGAAAACTCCCTCTGCTCCTCCCTGGATGGATGCTCTGAGCCTGCCCCCTGTCTTTTTGCCGATGGTGCTGTTCTTAAACATCCAGCCATCACTGACAGGCACCTGAGGCACTGCCAGTGACCGGGCATCAATGCCTGCCACTAACACCACTGCATTCAGTAAGGTGGGTATCTGAGCAGGGGTCAGGGCAGCAGTGATCTTGCTGAGCTGAGAGAGATCAATGACTATTGCATCAGGCACTATACTCACCTTCCGAATACTGATAGGTGATCTCATCAGTGACTCCATCACCATCTGAATCCTCATCAGCAGGGCTCACTGCTCCGCCCATGGGGAAGCGGTAAGGATTGAGCATATCCTTGATCTGCTGACTGAAAATCTTTGGCTCCTGAAGATATGCCAGCCCTTCAGTGACACTGACAACCCTTCCCTGCTTTGCTGACTTCATCCACATGAACCAGTTTGAGAAATACATAATGACTGCAGCCTTCAGCACTGCCGCCATGACGCTGTATCCTGACCCGGCAAGGTCTGCTGCTGTCAGCTCTGTCCTGTTCATGTATTGCAGGATGGTGCCCTCCACTGCTGCATGCAGCACCTCAAAGGCTGTCTCCCATTCCGACTGCAAGAGCCCAAAGGAGTCAGCACTCTGATCTTTATTGAATGCCATTATCTCAGCAGAGGTTGCCATCACGGGAGTGTAGGACATTATACCTCCTCAAACATGAACACAGTTACGTCTGCAACAGCACCCTGCTTGCACCCCAGTCTGATATCCATGGGCACCTGATCATTGACCTGAATCTGCAACCCCAGGTCACCATCTACAGGAAATCCCTGGGCCTCATCAGGATCAACAATCTGAAAGTCATCTGAGCCCTTGAGAGTCACCTTATGACACCCGGTAAGTCTCGTGGTGGCAGTGATGATCTCCCCTGCATCCATTGCCCACATACCGGGCATGGGCTGATAGCCTGCAAGGTCAATATATGCCACGTTAAATGCACTCACTGCATAATTATCTGTTTTGCCTACACTCATTGGTGTGTGCCTCCTTATAGAGGGTTGAGGAGAGAGGGGTCAGAGGCACCCCTCTCCGGGGGAGGTGAGCAAGGGAGCTATAAACGCCCTGTATTATGCTCCGTCATTCGGTCTGATGCCCCTGATCTTGCCGATAGTGGTCGGCTGCCGATAGAGCACATCAGCCTCAAGGATGAGCCTGAATGCGCAGGTATCTTCCTGCAGGCAGGAATAGGTTGTGCCAGAGACTGCATATGAGCCCTCTTTGCTGGCGACAATTTCCATGCCCGTCCATATGGCCGTCACAACATTTGACCACTGACCACCATAGATGGTGCTGCAGTCTGATTTAGCACCGACTGTCTGAGCAGTGCTGATGGCATTGGTGATGTGGTACGGATAGCCGAGAAGCAACGGGGGATCTCCTGCATTGGTTGCCAGGGTGAGCAGGTAATGGCCGGTAGTGTCTTTCACTTCACGCAGATCCCACTTTGTCCTGGCAGCCATTATCCATGCCTCGAAGATGCCACCGGCAGCCTCAACGTACCGGGGGAGCTGCATCAGTTTGTCAATGTTATTGCTGGCAGTGAACTTTGCACCATCAGGCGAGGCCATGAGGATGTTCTGGATGCCTGACTGAATGTCAAGGCCGTCAATGTTCGGGTCACCACCGGTGCCGGTCAGGAACTGATCTTCCAGCTTGAGGCCAGCAACCTTCATCATGTCCTCTCTGAGGATCTGCTCAACCATCGGATCAGCCCTGCGAACAAGCTGATTGTCGACCGGGCAGAGCACACCGATTTTATGGGGTTCCATGTTTGCCTGGGTGAATATCGGTGCACTGGTGGTGATGGCAGTTGTGCTGCCCACCATGTATGCTGTGGCACCACTGCTCATTTTTGGGAATCTGACTGTCCCGCCTGTGGGCTGATACTTTACAGTCGGGAGTTTGTTGAATATGGTTGCATTGTAGATCATGGGGATCATCTGATTGCTCCATGTCTCAGGGATGAGGTAACTGCCGTAGGTGGTAGAAAGCTCATCAGCAAGAATTGCCTTGCCACGGTCAGGGCCATCACCGGCATACCGCATGTGTTTGAGCAGGCTCTTGTATTCCCTTTCCCTGCCCCAGTCACCGTGAGCCATACCCCTGATGAGAGCCGGGATTGCTTCCAGCCCGGGGAGCTGAGACTTCTCGGCAGCAGTGGCTGCTCTCTTCTGCTCCATGACTTCCTGCAGGCTGGAGTGTATCGCCTGGGCCTGTTTCTTCTGCTCTTCAATGGCCTCAGTGTATTTCTGCTCCATGCGGTCAGCCTGCTCATGCAGTCTCTTCAGCTCTTCCCTGGTGATGGGGTCAGCAACGCCCTGCCGCTGAGCCTGGACGTTCTTTTCTTCCACCTTGGACTGAATGTCCGCGAGGGCTTTGTTAAAGCCATCCATCTTTTCTGTAATAGTCTGTAGCATCTTTTCCATTTGTCCTTATACCTCCGTGATTTTATTGAGTCTGTGCAGCCTTGCATCCAACTCTTCCAGGAGGGCATTGAGCCCGGTAATCACCTCTGCATCGGCTGGCACTGCAGGGGGAGCGCTCTCCGGTGCCTGCGGGTGCATGAGTGTTGCAGTGGCTGATTTTACGGTATCTTTGAACTCCTTGAGGAGTGCATGCTCTTTGAGATAGCCACCCTGATATGCTCTATCCAGGAAGGCTGAGAAGTGGCTGTCGAACTGCAGCAGGGAATCCTGAGCCAGTTGGTAGATCTCATCTTCTTTCAGCTCAGGGTCACAGAAGATGCTCATGATGGCTCTCTCCATGGCCTGGAGCATCTTGAAGGGTGCCTCATACATTGCTGACTGTTCCAGGGTGAGGGCAAAATCGGTGTATTTGTTCTCTGTGCCCAGGCTCTTGACTGAGAGCACCTGAGAGGAGGGGTTCATCGGCCAGTCAACCAGGGAAACCTCATACAGTTTCAGCTCAGTAAGATATCGCACACCCTGCTTGAAGGTCTGTTTGATGGTGTCATACCCGAAGGACATATCCTTGATGGCCTTGTGCAACAGTGGCTCAATGAGATCCTGAGCCAGTCTCTGTTTCTGCACGAACAACTGCCCTTCTACATACAGGCCCTGGTCATCAGCCTTTGCGGTGGTGGTGATACCCACAGGGGGTTCCCCGCCCTTGCCGTGGTTGTAATACACTTTGAAACCTCTGTTGCCGTTCTCTTTGAGGGTTTTGCTGAATGCCCCCCGGCTGACTACATCCCCGCCGAGATCTTCATTATCAAAAGTGGCAGCATGGCCGGTGAATTTACCCTGAGCACTGTCCACATCCTTAACCTCGAAGGGGAATGCTTTGTGATTCATAGTTACCTCCTGAAAATAAAAAGAGCCAGGGATTCCCTGACTCTCAGTTATCCGGTATTACCGGAGGGCTCAGCTCATTACATGGCTCAGCTCATCCACCAGACCACCGATATCTGTTGTGTCATATGTCTGTGCACATCTGCACCTGATGATCTCGCTGCCGGGTGCTCCCATGCTGCTGTCGCCTGGGAACAGCATTTTATAGCCTCTGCCGGTAGTGAAGGGCTCACTGAACTTCTTCTTCTGCCCCTGCATGGCATTGTGTGACTTCCTGACATGCTGATCTGCTGCAGTGTGCCAGAGTTTCTTGAGGTAGTCTCCCAGGCCGGTGCTCTCCATGCCATAATAGTTACCGGCATTGCAGAGGATGTGACTCTCGGTTACTGCTATCAGCTCAGCCCTGAACATCGTGCTGATCTCTTGCATCTCCAGGATGCTCTCAGCAATCTCAGCAGTGGTTGCCCCTGTCAGCAATCCATCAGCAATAGCATGCTTGATTTGCTGCTTAGTGGTATCAGCCACCTTTGTGACCTGCTCACCTGTCATCTCTGCAATCCACTGCAGAGCATTGTCACTCAGCTCTGACAGTTGACTGAGCTGATCATCCTTGTATTCCCTGGGGAGGCTGAGCCCCTTGACTGAGGCTTTCAGGTCAGCAAGGGTGTGATTCCCGAAGTAAAGGATGCTGTTTGAATAGAAGTCTTTATAAAACCCCTTTAAAGCCTCTTTATGCTCCTTCATGATGCTGGAGGCTATCTGCTCAGGTTTCGGCCTGTCTGAGGCCCTGATCTGCTTCTCTGCCTGTTGGTATGCGGCTGAGAGGATGGGGGTGAGCAGTCTCTTGCCCCTGTCAATAGTCCTCTCTTTCCTCTTCTCCACTACGCTCAGGTATTGAGTAACCTCTGAAGGGGAGGCATTGATGATCTTTGCCTTGTATTCTATCACCTGGATATAGGCTTTTTTTTTACCTGCCTCGAGCAATGCCAGATCCTCCTCAGGGGTGCTGGCATCTTCCTGGGGTTGTCTCCCAGGGAATGCACTCACTGCCGGGGCGGGGGAGAAGTATGCATCACCCTGCTCAGGGTCAGGATCAGGATCTCTCCCTGTTTCCTGCCTTGCCTCATTGCGGGTGATGAGCCCTGCTTTGTAATCCTCCCTGGCCCTGGTATGCACTGCATCCTCATTTTCCTTGAGGGCTGAGATGGCTGATGCATCATAATCAACGAAGGTGCCATCCTCGAAAAGAGAGGTGATGCCCTTATTGATATCATCCCTGAACTCATCACATGCAGGGAGCACAGTCTGCTCCCACAGGATGGGGTTTGCTTCTCTATAATTGCTGTAGGTTGCCCTATCCAGGATGCCCACGATGATGGGAGGCACTCCATACAGACCGCAGATATCTTCCCGGCTCATCCTGAGGAATCCCAGGTAATCACAATCCTTCTGGCTGAGCTGTTGCTGCACCCACTTGAGCCCTGCCTCCAGGATGACAGGCTTGCCATTGTTCTTCGTGCCCATCATACCCTGGATCATCTCTTGCAGTCTCTTGAATGCAGTGTCACCCAGCTTATCCTCAGTCTGGAGGAACCCACTGGGGCGGGCTTGATTCTGGAACATGTATTTATTGAACTGATTCGCTGAGTTGGTGGCATCTACCAAATTACCACCCACATAAAGAGGGCTCAGTCCATAGTAATCATCAGAGGGGTCAAAGTATGAGCAATGCACCACATCCTCAAATGGGATCTCTTTGTCAGTGCTGCCATACCTGAGGAAATACTTTACGGTGCCATCCTCATTCGGCTGTATCCAGATCCTGTCAGGTCTGAGGTGATACATGGCAGTGGGGATCTTGCTCTTCTTGCCCATGCCCACCCGCTCAGATATATCCAGGTAGTCGTTGCCACTGACCTGTTTGAAGATGCAGTGCATCCTCACGAACTGTGTCCAGGTATTATTCCTGTTCGGTTTTTCCAAAAGGGCTTTCATCGGGTGGGCTGAGAGCACTTCCTCTTTTTCCCCTGCATTGTTCAGGGTATAGAGCCCCCACTTCACTGAGGTCATGCGTTTTGCAATCTCATTGACGCACCGATACACCCATATGCTCCTCTTGTATCCCTCATCTGCTGCAGTGCGGAAGTTCATGACGGGGGTCTGCACCTGATTGCTGTCGTACTTGGAGACTGCCTCTAGGTATGACTTCATCATCATCGGAAACTGCTCAATATCAGGGTATACCCATTTGAGCAATCGGGCTTTCATGGTATCGAACATAGGGGATCTCCTATAGTATCCTGATGGCAGGCTCAGACTCACACTGCCCTGCAATATAGCAATAGTTCCAGGCATGCCGGTAATGGTCAGCACCTGAGCGCACCCAGGTGAAACGCATCTTGCCAGTGTCTGGATCTTCCTCTCTGGTTCTCACAAGGCTGAGACAGTGCCTTTTGAACTCATCCAGCTCTGCACTGCCCTGCATCGGCAGATGTAACTTTTGCCCCCTGATGAGGTTATTGCTCTCATCCAGGGTTGCTGTCCTATGAGCATTGACCTGCATCTTGCGGTCATCATAATCTATGTGCTGCTTATCATTTGCATGGTAATAGCAGCATAGTGCCCTGCCCTCGTGGGCATTGACAAAGGCTTTCACTGCGGTGATATTACCCCCAGGGTCAATGACTGCCTTGTTCACATTGTATGTATTCATCACCTGTGCGAGGGCATTGCCATCCTCACACACCCCCATGCTCACTGTTTTATATAACTCCCCATCCTTCTGGCACACGATATAATGCCAGTTTTTGCCGGTATCACATCCCATGATGGTGCCTGCCTGGAGGTTAAAGGTATACTCCCTCCTGCAGGCATTCAGCTCAGTCAGGCTCAAGCGGTTCTCGGCAGCCACAAAGGGCTTGCCCAGCTTCTGCCGCATGAAGTTCTCATCCATGAGCCCTGAGTCTCTCTTCTCCCATAACTCCTGAAGGTCAGCATACTCACTGAATAACTGGCTGAGGTGATACCCCTGCACATCCCCTGTGCCATGAGGCACCCATATGCCCTGTTGACAGTTAAGCTCCCTGGAGCACTTGATGCACACCCTGAGGATCTGCCCCTCTCGCATCTGCAGGCAGTCAGGGTATGCAGCAGTCATATCCTGCTCATGGTTACAGCCAGGGCATATCAGATGCCAGTGCTGCTGAGTGCTCTTCCTGAATCGTGCATCAATGCCCCAGTCATCTATGGAGGGGATGCCGATGAAGAGTTTCCATTTGCGTTCACTGTGGCTGAGCCTGTCTATTGCCTCATTGATCCTGCGGGGATCCTTGATGAGGTCATACTCATCTATGATGACGAAATCAGCCGGGTCAGATTGAGTATCCACTGCGGTCTGCATCCCACGGAAATTGACCACACCCCTGCCGATACGCCGGGCCGACACGCAATCAATGGATGCCTGTGACATGAGAGCCTTGATGGAGGGTGAGGTCATGATGATCTCATCCCTGACCCTGGCACCTGAGAAGGCAAAGGCAAGCTGTTTGACGGGCATGAAATAGGTGGCAGCCTCCCCATAGGTTGCTGCCAAGTGCATTGCCCGGGTGACTCCATAGATGGATGCACCCATCTGCACTGCCTTCTGGAGCACTATCTCAGGGGAGGTGTCTCTATAGATTTGTTCGAGGTACGCATGACCTTTGAAGGAGAAGGGGGTGCCCTTTATGCAGATGTTTGCTTGAGCCCAGGCAGGAAAGGTCAGTGCTGAGGTATCAGCTCTACACTGCCCGAAGAAGTCCCATATTAAGGCACTGATGTTCTGCTGTTGCAAGGATCTTCTCTTTTTCATCAGGGTTCATTTTCTGCAGTGTGCTCGCCATGATAGCCACGAACGCCTTCAACTGCTCGACTTCTTTTTCCAGGTCGGGCCGGTCACTCTGTCCCAGGTACTGCTTGCCCAGGAAGATAGCCATGGC